TTACCAACCCAATTGTACACAGCAGGAGTTCCACCATTAATATCATAAGTTAAATCTAATGAAGTTAAAGGTTGATTACCATAATTTCTAAATGTAATTGAAATGTCTGTTTCACTAGTACATATAACATCTTCAGCTGTTGAATTAGTTACATTAGCATCATATGCATTTGGGAATATAGGGGTTACACTAGCTTGAAAACCAGTAATAATTTCACCTGGTCCTTCAGCTATATAAGCTACAACATCTAAATTTGTAGGATCTAAATCAGGAAAATATCCATTAGTTGATTGACCACTAGCTAAATTTATAGGCATTTGCCATGTATGCGTATTTGGTACAAAAGTACCTGCAGTTGTAACATTAAATTCTAGACCATTAGCACCATCCATTAAATGTCTAAACATATGTTGGTGATTGTAAGTTGGATTCCAAGGTCCTGTAATTATTGCATTTGGGTTATATGATAAAGCACCTGTTTGAGGACCTGCTACATTATTTTGTACTACTGCTACGTGTAACACATTTATATTAGTAGTAGTTGAAGTATAATAAGTTTCAGTATTTACTGTTAAAATACCAGTTACCATATCATAACTTGCTTGTGCAGCTACATTTACATAAGATGGTTGTGACATAATATTACTTGCAGCTGTAGCCCAATCACTTCTACTCATTGCTGTTCCTCCAGGATTTTGTGGTGTAATTCCTGAAAGTATTGCTCTATTAACTGAGCCAGCTGGGTAACCAGCTATATTAGCATTTGTAGCTATAGCACCCCCATATAAACAATTAAAGTCAGGATCACTTGGTCCATTTGGGTTTGAATAACCACCTGTATGTATATTAATTAAGAACACATCATTTGGGTTAGCATTATGTAAATTTTGAGCTATTAAATGTCCATCAGGACAAAATTGACAATAGATACCTGTAAATTCTTCAAGTATCACATTTTTATTTTCTGGGAGTGTACTTACAAAAGTTTGTGCTTGGGTTTTTAGTGAACAAAAGGTTAGTACTGCTATCCAAAATACAGTTACTATAAAGTAACCTTTTGATTTATTTATATTTTTCATTATTTTATTTTATTTATTAGTTGTTTTATTTCAGCACATTTTTCATATTCTTCATATTCTTCAAAATAATTACTTATCTTTTTTAATGCTGATGGGTAGTACAAATATGATAGTTTTATTATTACAGATAAATTTACTATATTAAATAGTTCTACTGTTGTTTTATCATTTTTAATTGCTTCCTTAATTGCTTTAAAAGCATCTCTCATTATAATATTACGAAATTCTTCTTTATTAGATAGCTCTTTCAATTCCCTTTTAGTACTATAACTTATTTCTATACTTGTTATTTCATTTCTTTTAGTTTCTTTCTCCATAATAGTATAATTTAGGGGTTGATGGTTATAAATATTATAAATTAATTAAATCATTAACATAATCTTTCATTTGAATTATCTTAATTTTTAAGTTACCTAACTCAAATTCTCCTTTTTCTCCACTATCTTTTAATATAGCAGATAAATTTTGAATATGTCTATAATCTTCATTATCAAAATTATCACCTATAGTAATTAAAATTTCATTATTTTTTTCATTGTCATATGGTTTTACTCTTTCATATAGATCCATAGTAGTATTATGTTGTTCGGTTTTAATATAATCCTGGATATTACAATTAGTGTATATTGTACTACACCATGGTTCTAAAGCACGTAATAGATCTATATTATTTTGGTGTGAAATAATTCCTACATCATATTTAGGATTAATAATTGGAAATTGATATTCATCATTTTGAATCCAATCACCCCACTTTCTAATAAAATCCATTCTACACCTACCCATAGTTGATTCATAATCATCATTTACAATACCAACTCCTTTATTCCATCTATGTCCTCTACAAGTTAAATGATAAACAAATGCATCTCTACTTTGAACCATCTCATAACCAGCTAAAATCCATCTATTAAAAATATCTGAGTCTTCATAACCATAAGGAGCAAATGTTTGATCATGTCCTCCTATAGCAAAATGGTCTTCTTTGTATAATACCCAAGGTGCAAATATACCCTTTGTAGTTATATCTTTAAATTCATTAGATTTTTTGGTACAAAATTTTTCAAATTCTTCCCATTTAAGGTCATCATCATCCATCCCAAAATCCATTACTATTTTTTCTTTACCTTCGGGATGAATAGGAGGTTCAATTCTAGTAGCACATACAACTTTACCTCGCTTTAAATGTTTTAGTGTATTTTCTATATAATTGGGTCCTATAATCATGTCAGAATGTATTATGCCTACTATTTCATTAGTAGCTTGTCTCATTCCTTCATCATAAAAGAAAGTATGACCTTTTCTTTCTTTAGAATCTATTTTAATTACATTATCATCTTTTAAATTACTTAACCACTCAGATGTATTATCTGTAGATCCATCATTAATAATAACCATTTCAACATCTTTATAATATTTTCTAACTGAGTTATAGGTATTAATTAGATGTTTTTCTGTATTATAACTAGGAATTATTAAACTTATATTCATAGTATTTTATTTATTTTTTCTTTATATTTATTTATAGTATAAATTTCTTGGTACTTTATTTTAGACATTTCGCTGCACATACTATAAAAATCTTTATCTTCTTTTAATTGTTTAGCTAATTTACGAGCTTTTTCTACATCATCCACATCTACAGCTAAATCAGGATGACATATTCTTTGTGTATCTACTTTTTCATTTCCTATACAAGGAATTCCAAAATAAGCACAATTTAAACTAAAGGTACCTGCCGCTACAGTAGGCATTAAATGTACTGCGTATTTAAACGTCGATAGTGTTTTCATCCAGTCTAACCACAATACTCGTGGAAGATGGTTTAAATCCATTATATCACCTTCATTTTCACGTTTAGCATGAGAATCTTGAGTCCACTTCTCAACACCAAATTCATCAGCAACCATATAACTCTGAAATCCACCATACCACCTAGCAAAATTGCCACCTATAATTACTTTTTCTTCAGGTTTAGGGATTATACTTTTAAGTGAATCTTCAATAAGAAGAGTAGGCATTACATTTATTTCTTTTGTAGGAAATAATCCTTTATAAAATTTACTATCATGTTCATTATGGGCAAAGATACTATCACAATCTGCTAATGAATTATAAAAATTAAATTGATCTATTATACTATAGTCATTAAACCACCAACTTGGTCCTTCTTGTATATAATGAACTTTTTTATTATATTCTTTTAAATTTTTAATTATATTGGAATTAAGTAAATCAGAAATGGGATTTGAATGGTTTCCTATTTTAATTCCTTCTGCACTTAAACTAAGTTTACCTTTTGGGATAATTATAAATACATGATCATAATTTTTAATATTTGAAATATTTCCTCTATGAAAATGATCAGCATTTAAAGCATTCATCCAAGCAAATTCAGTTCTCATATTAGGATGATTTGAGGATACTTTTCCCTCAAATCTCATCTCTGTTATGAACGCTATTTTCATATTAAATCTTTAATTTCTTCTATAGTAAATTGTTCACATTCATTTGAATATGGTCCTTCTTCCATTACTTTTTCATGTAAATTTTCTCCGGGTTGGAGGCCTATTTTTTTAATTTTTATAACTTGCCCATTTCCATATTTTTGAACCATAGCTTCTAATAAATTATCAATTCTCATAGATTTCATAGAAGGACAATAAGGAGATGTATCTATAGCTTCATCTAAACAATCTACTATTAATTGAATTGCTTGCTCAACATTCCAAAAAAATCTTGTTGCAGAAGGTTCAGTTACAATAACTTCTTTTCCTTGTTCTATAAGATCTTTCCATTTACATAAAACTGATCCTGTAGAATATAATACATTACCATAACGAACTATTCTATATTGGCATTTAGGATTTAATGATTGAAACTGCTTAAATAATCTTTCTACAAGAAATTTTGTAGCTCCATATACTCCAGCTACTTGTGCAGCTTTATCTGTGGAGGTAGTTAAAATAAAATCTAAATCACATTCTAAAGATACTTCTAATATATTTAAAGAACCTAATGTATTACTTTTTACATTTTCACGAACAAAAGTCTCTGCTAATCCTACATGCTTAGATGCTGCTAAATGAAATACACCATTAACTCCTTTCATTGCTTGTTTAACTTCAAATTTATCAGCAATATCACCTGGGTAAATTTCTATATCTGGGTATTTTTCCTTTAATGATATTAATTTACCCTCATCTCTAGCTATAACTCTAACTTTAGCTCCTTCTGATATAATTTTATCAACTAATGGAAATCCTAAAAATCCAGATCCCCCAGTTACTAAGTATAATTTATCTTTTTTAATTTTCATTTGTTTATTTTTTTATTTATAATTTTCCTGATTTACTAGCATCTAAATGTTCTAAATATTTTAATCCTGATGGGGGTCCATAATTATAACATCCCCACTTATTATGAACTTCTTCAAAACCAAACATATTAATTTCATCTCTATATTTATGAAATAAAGGAAGTTCTATGCTATTATGATCTGAACCAGGGTATGTTAAATGATATTTCCACTCATTTAAAAATTTAGATATTTTTATTATATGAGGGTTTGTAGCAAATGAACTTGTTTTTGTTAAATCTAGTTCTTTAATCCTTGGTTCTTCTTTTACTATATAATCTTGAATTCTTGAAGGTATATCCATTTCAATCATATTTGCCCTTTTTGGGAGTTTTACCAAATTAACAAAATCATACTTTTCCATTACTTCTAATACTTTAGGTGTATCTATAGGATGTAATATATCCCAATCATGTTCAATGAATAACATATAGGGAGTAGAACAAGTGTTTATAGCATGCCAATAATTAGGACGTAAACCAGAATTTGGTGAATCCACAACCTCTATACCCTGAAATTTATTATCAACTAAGTTTAAAATATTTTTAATATATTGGTTATAGATTTCATCTTTTTTCTTACTATCAACATAAAGTACATGTTTACACCCTTTAATCCCTTTAAATTTATCATAAGAACTTTTAAGATTTTTTTCTAATATTTCAACACTAGGAGCATACTCATGAATATGAGTTGTAGATATTATGGTTAATAAATTCTCCATTATATTAATTCTTTAAAATTTATATTATTATACATCCAATCATAGGTAGAAATATAATTTTTAGCTAATTCCATATTTTCTTTTATTGCAGGTAATCGTTTTTGATAATCTTCTTCATTACAGTTTTTAACTATATCTTCTACATCATTTAAACTATCCATTACAATAACTCCATTCATATTAAAGTAATTTTTAATATTAGGTGTCCCCCAGAATATAGGAACTGTTCCCACAGCAAAACAATCTATAATAATATCTGTAAAATAATCATTTTCATCTGTATTAATTATTGCAAATGAATATCTATAAGGAGCAATAGCAATAATCTTTCCAAACTTTTTATCATATTCATCAATAAGATTATTATAACCATTTCCGTAAACATCTAATTTATCCATACCAACTTTTTGAATAACTTCATGTCTTAATCTATGTCCTACTGTCCACTTTTTAAAAGATGCTACAATTGATATATTTCTTTCTTTTTCATATAACCCATAATTTTTTAATTGTATTCTTGACCCCCCAACAGGAACATATCTATATCTTTCTTCTCCAACAATATCTTTTATATAATCAAAACATGAAAAGAAATAATCAAATTCTTTTTCTCTTTCAATAGCCCATTTATGAATGTGAGGAGTTCCATGTTGACTTGTATAATCATATATGGCTGGTGACTCCCTTAAGTATGCTATTTTAATACCTTCATAGTTTTTATGATCCATTACCTCTTCATTTTCAAATATATGAATATCACCTTTTTCATTATTTAACCATGAATATACTTCTTTTATTTGTGGTATTTCAAAATCAGCTTTTTCTATATCAGTTATTACACCATTGCGTGTATGTAACCATATTCTACTATTTACGTTCATATTTAGTATAGGGTTTTAAGTTTCTTATATATTGTTCATTGTCTTTTTGCTCCTTAATTCTTACAGTTGCTACACTTTCTGAGTTACTTCTATTTAATACTAATAAAGGTTCTAATACTCTATATGATTTTTCTTTTCTGCACATTTCTATAAAAGGCAATTGAACAGCAACATCAGCAGCACTTCTAAAATAATTTTGGGTATTTGGATCAATTAAATCCTTACGATTTAACTGTTTCCATAAAAATGATTTTGATGTTCTTAAATGAGTAAAAATAAAAGGGAATTTTCGGTACCCAAAAACATCATTATTAATTTGATCAGGAATATCAAATAACATATGTTCTCCGGTTTCAAATTCTGGGTGACGAGTCCAATTTCCGTAAGTCATCCAACAATTATAGTTATTATAAATTGAATTAAGATATTCTAGTACTTGTGTAGATGATAACCAATCATCCCCATCATGAAATACTATTATTTCCTCATCATCTGGGTTAGCAAAATCAAATGCCTTTAAACCATTACTTAATTGGGACCCATTTTGAGTTTTATTACTTATCAAATGGAATCTATCATCATCCTTTATATTAAATTTAACTATCTCTTCAGTATTATCAGTAGAACAATCATTAACAATAACACATCTAAAGTTACTATGAGTTTGTAGTTTAAGCATATTGAGAGCTAAACCCACCCATTTTTCTACATTATACATGGGCATTATTATTAAAAACTTATTCTTCATTTTTTTCAAAAAATATTATTCCTGATGAAGGGGTTAATACTGGGAAGTCTATTTTTTTATACAAATTATCTTTTACATAATGTTCATTAGCAAATTTAGGTATGAATTCATTATTTGCATCATGAGCTATCATATATTTACTATTATTAATAGCAGATATAAATGAATCTTCTCTATTTGAAGATCCTGCAGGACCATCTATAAAAATTAAATCATAATCATTCTTAATTTTTAATTCACCTACAACATATGTATGTACTTCATGATTTCGAGATTTTAAAATAGAAGACATAGTATCTGCCCAGTGTTTATCATTTTCATAGGAAGTTAAACTACCTCCTGATATATTTTCAACATAATCTAAAAAAAAATTAGTTGATGATTTTCCACAACCTATTTCTAATATGGTCTTAATATTATATTTTTCAAGAAAGTTATAAATGCATTCTACTTCAGAAGAATGTAACCCACCCCCAACGTAATACTTATCAAAATTATTCATTAAATTTGTTTATTAATCCATTCATAGGTTTTTTTCATTCCTTCTATTAAAGGTTGAGATACTGACCAGCCTATTTTTTCTTTATATAAATTATTATCAGAGTTTCTTCCATTTACTCCAATTGGACATTCATGACCATATTTATCTATAAATTCTTTTCCATTAATGTTATATAAATCTAAATCTTTACCTGATACTTCGATAGCCATTCTCGCAAACTCATTTATTGATAGCATTTCTTCTGAACCTATATTTACAGGACCTGTAAAATCTGATCTCATTAATTTAATTGTTGCTTCAATACACTCATCAATATATAAAAAGGAACGTGTTTGATTACCAGGACCCCAAACCTCTATTGATTCTCCTTCTTTAGCATAAGCAGATTTTCTACAAAGAGCTGCAGGAGCTTTTTCTCTACCGCCTTCCCAAGTACCTTCAGGTCCAAATATATTATGATATCTTGCTATCCTTACATTAAGTCCTTTATTTTTCATAAATGCTAAAAATAATCTTTCACTAAATAATTTTTCCCAACCATATTCAGAATCAGGATCGGCAGGATAAGCTGAAGATTCAGTGCAATTTGGGTTATCAGGATCTAATTGATTATGTTCAGGGTACATACATGCTGATGATGAATAAAATACACGTTTAACTTTCTTTTTAATACACTCATAAGCTACATTTAAATTTATAAGAGCTGAATTGTGCATAATGTCTGCGTCATTTTCTCCTGTAAATATAAATCCTGCTCCTCCCATATCTGCTGCAAATTGATATAATTCATCAATATTATTTTCTATAACTTGTTCTACTAATTTAGGATCTCTTAAGTCTCCAATTACAAATTGATCGGCATGAGTTTCTGAAAATTCAGGATATTTTAAATCAACCCCTATTACATAGAACCCTTCTTTTTTTAACCTTTTCACCATATGGCTTCCTATAAAACCACCAGCTCCAAGTACTATTGCTTTTTTCATTTTATTTTTCTTTTTTTATTAAGTTTATAATTTCTTTAATTCCTTCTTTTAATGTTGTTCTTGGTTTCCAATAGTTAAGAATATAATTATTAGGTTCATTTCTTTTATCTCTTTGCACATTATCTTCTTTAATACCAGGAACTATTTTACATTCTATTTCCCCCTGAATTGTTGATGCTATTTCTTCTATAGAAGTCCATTCAAAATTAGTAATGTGCAATTCTTTATTTCTATCTATAGTTTTGTAAAATTTACTTAAAGTAAATAAACATTCAGAACAATCATCACCATATAGAAATTGTCTCACTTCTGTACCTGTTGTTCTCATTTTTATAATACCTAATTGGGCCATTTTAATAAAATCTGTTATTACATGTGATTTTTCTTCATCTTTTTCATAACCATATACATTCCAAAATTTAACTACTAAACCATTAAGAGATTCTGTGTATTTTTCTCCAATTGCTTTTAATATACCATAAGTTGAATAACTCATATTAGACATTTGAGAAGATGCAAATATAAAAGGTTTATTATATTTTTTTAATAAATCAAATGTTCTATCCATAATTTTAATATTATTATCAATAAAACCAAAAGTATCTTGATATTTTTCCATATAAAGAGAACCCCCAATATCAAATGCTAAAAAATGAACAAAGTCACATTTATTAATAGCCTGTTCTAATATATTATTATTATATATTCTTAAATCTTGATTTGATGCTTCTACTATATCAAATTCAATAACCTCTTCTCCCACAGATTTTAAATAGGAAACTAAATGAAATCCTATTTGACCACTTGAACCTAAAACTAAATGTTTCATACTATAATGTTTCGTAAAATTTATTTTGTTTTTCTTGTCTTTTTATATCCTTAGGATGATATAAACAATATTCTTCATTACTTGGTAAATCGGCAAATTTATTATAACCCACTAACTGTTCATGAACAGGCTTTACCCATTTAATATTTTCAGGATCATTTTTATAAATTCTCATTTGTTTATCTGGAAAATTTACCCAACTTTTATCATTAAGACTCCATCCCCATTTTTGGATATGTTCTGTAGTTAATCCTTTTACAGTATTAATCCTAGAAACCCAGTAAGCTTCAACTTCTGGATTGTTTTCTATCATCCAGGGTAAACCATCAAATAAATACTCATTTGGACATTCATCTGCATCAATTAAAAATATCCAATCCCCATCACACATTTTAGTAAGATAATTTTTCTGTTGTGCAAAATCATTATTTAATGGGTTTGAATACCAAATAAAAGGAGATTTAGTATTTACTGATTTAGATCTTAAATATTCATCTACTACTTTAGAACCATTCTGAGAATCAAATAAAATTACAATTTCATCTTCTTCACGTTTATGTTTTGTCAAAAAATCTACTAATCTTTGTAATTCATTAATTTCATTACAAACTGGGATAGCGTAACTTATTTTCATAATATAATTTATTCAGGTAATACCCCAATATACGAAAGTGCATCCATATAACCACGTTCTGGGTCAAAAGATTTTAAATTTTCCATATCCATTCTATGTTTATAATATTCTCCTGATTTTCCAGGGATTGGAAATTTTAATTTTTCAGTTTCTTTAACTTCAATTGCCTTTACAGCAGCCCAAGACCAATTGTTTTTATCATTACCATTTGCAAACACCATACCTAGTTCTGGTTGGTTTACAGTATTAGGTAACCAAAGAAGTCCTGTTTTTGGATCTTCCCAAGATAAATCTTTATATAACTCTGGGAGAGAGGCCAATTGTTCTTCATAAAAATCAGATCCTGGGGTCATTAAAGTATTGGTCCAAAAACCACATGATAAACTAAAATAATTAGTTATATCATTATTAATTTCCATTTTATAACATAAATCACCCCCACTTTTAGGACAAACTATTATTTCATCATATTCCATATTTATACTTTATTTAGTTTAGGTAATTTTGGGGTATTTAATTTTTTCAATTTAGGTAAAGATAGTTTTACTTGTTCAGGAATATTAACATTATCCTCTAATATTGTGTTTATTTTAGCTTTCATATTTTCAAAAGCAAAATAAGTTCTACTATGATATCCTTGTCTTTTTGCTTTTATTAACCAATTTTTATAATTATTAAATACTTCTTTATATCCCCTATATATTTCTTGTGGAGAAGGTTGAAACCATTGAGACTCTGCCATTATCATATCTTTTTGTTGAGCAGATTGGTGAACATTAGTTAATCCTCCTTGTAATAATAATGTAAAATCGTTTTTTAAAAAATCAATTTGGCCAGACCATCCTGAACATATTATAGGTTTATTTACTAAACTAAATTCTAATAAAGGCCTTCCAAACCCTTCACCCCTAGTATGAGAAACCATTGCTTTGATTTTAGGATGATTATACAATTCATTCATTTCTTTATTAGAAAAATTACCATGTAATATATAAACTTTAGGTAACTTTCCTTTGCACATATTACGAATTAAATGTATTCTTTTCTGTATTTCATTTCTATCCATATATGAAGAATTTACAGAAGAAGTTTTTAACACTAATGCAGGAGGATTTTTTTTATCTTTAAAAGTTTCATAAAAAGATTTAACTGTAACTCCTATATTTTTTCTGTCTTCTCCTATATTTCCTTGCATCCAATGGCCTACGGATAAAAATACAAATTTTTCAGGAATTGAATTAATATCCTTTAATAAATTTAATTCTGTGATTTCATCCTCTTTTATAGGTTTATATAAATCTAAATTAGCACCTTCTAATAATACTTCTATTGGTTTTTGTATTTCTACAACACCTATTTTTTGTTTTGTGTTTTGATCTAATTTTTCAAATTTTGAATTTAAAAACACATTTTTAGAATGTTCGGATGAAACTATATTTAAATCCATTCTATTCATTCCTTCAATCCAAGGTGCTGAACATAATGTAGTTTCAATTCCTGCTGTAAACCCAATATTATATTTTCCTATAGGATTATATTCATTAGGAACTGTAACCTGTGCCCAAATATCTGGTTTTTGGGAGATGGATTGAATTAAATAAGGTTTTAAGAATTCCCATTCAGGGTGGTCATTAATAAACCCAAATGGAGTACTACCCCATCTTTGACCTAAAATCTGAACATTATATTTATCTAATTCTATAATTGATTTAACTAAATCTCTTGATCTTGCTCCATAACCACTATAGGTATCAATTGGGCAACTTATAACAAATGTATTTTTCATATTTAATAAACTAATTTATGTGGTAAAATTCTTTTTTTATAATCTGTATCTTTTAGAAAATTATATTTTTCTCTTGGTTTCCAAGTTTGAAATAATTCATCAAAAGCATTAGTAACTTTTTTAGTCATTTTTTCTGATGTAAATCCAGCCTCATCCCCTTTAGCCCAATCATATCCTTTTTTTCCTATAGATTTTCTTTCTTCAGGAGTCATCATATATAATTTCATAATTTGATCAACAACATCATTAATGTTATGATGATCATCATATATATAAGGTGTCTGAGGTGAGCCTACTAATGTACTAGCTACAGTATAAACGGGTAATGCCCATTCACCATGTTTTTTATATTTACCATGATGGTTAGAAGGAAATTCGCCATTAAATTCAATCCAATCACCTTTTTCATCTTCAAAACGCATTTGATCTTGCATACCACCTGTAACAGTTGCAATAAAAGGTGTACCTGTTAACATAGCTTCGGTTAAAGATAATCCCCAACCTTCAGCATTCGATATTTGTATTACACCATCAGCAGAATTATATAGAAAGTTCATTTCTTCTGTTGTTAATTTATGTTGTAAAATTCCTACTCTACAAATTTCAGGATCACAAAGATATTCTACAACAGCATTTAAATCAGTACCATGTTCAAATACAGCTTCTGTTTTTAATGTAAGCTGACATTTTTTAGCTTCTTCAGGAGTTAATTTATCTATAAATAATTTCCAAGCCATTATTATATTAGATACTTGTTTTCTTCTAATATTTCGGGAATTAAATAATAAATGAAAACTATTATCATTATTCATTCCTAGTTTTTTCTTAAATGATATTAATTCAATATCATCTTTTTCTAATATGTTAAATTTATTATCATCTAATCCATGAGGAACGTATTTAAATATTTTATTTTTACCTTCATCCCCTAAAACTAATTTATTAATATTAACTGTTTGTTTTGATATACCCATTAATAAATCACAAGATTCATAAAATTCTTTATTATACATTGGAGCTGGGTAGTTGTCCCAAATGTTAAGGTATGTAATAGGTATTTCCTTTCTAATTTGATCCTCATTATGAAATAACCAAGAAAAATATCTTGGATCTGTAATTAATAAAATAGCATCTGGTTTTTCTCTATGCATTACTGCTCTTACAACATCCATATTACCATATCCTTTAGTTGGGTATAAAGTACAATAAGAATCTTCTAAACCATTAAAATTATTTAATTCTTGTGAAAATTCTACAACTTTTCCTTCCTCAGGATGATCTACTGCTCCTGCTATACAAGTCCAATTATAATAATGGCTTGAATTTAAAACAATTTCTCTACCTATTTGAGCAACTCCAGAATGAACTCTAATATCATCTGTTATAAGAAGTATTTTTTTCCTATCTTCTTTTTTAATATAACCTTCTTTCATTTTTGTTTATTGATTAATTTCTAAATTGTTGTGACTGTGTATTTTTTTTCTAAAATCTTCATCAGTAAGATATAAATGAATAGCTCTATCAGATAATTTCTGAAATGAGAATTTGCGTCTTACACATTCAATTTTAAAATTTTCAAATAAATCACTTTTTACTTTTACACTTGTGAGTGTCATGTTTTTCTTTTCAGCCATAGTTTTAATTATTGGTTTATATTTGTCTATACGTATATGTGGATTATAAATTCTTACCAAGGACATTACATAATTTTGCATCTTCTTTAAAAGGACAAAAGGTGCAGTTCCATTTCGACGGTCTTGGAATGTGAAATGTTTCTTTGTATCCTGTATAGTTAAATGCTTCATTTATAAATTCATTTAAAATTTTAGTTGCTTTATTAGTTTTATTTTTTCCTGAAGCAGGGGTAAAGGTTTGTATTCTTTTTTGAGGATATTCTCCACCTTCATATATTTTTCTTCTAACAATTAGGAACTCAATATCAATACTCTTTTCTGCTAATCCAAACTGTTCTGCAAAGAATTTTTTATATAAAATTAATTGAAAATGTTTTTCCTCATCTTTTTTAGCATATGAATTCCATCCTTTAGTACTTGTTTTAATATCGATTATTTGAAAAGTATCTGTAGGTTCATGGTACATTACAACATCTAAGAAGCCGTTGTATATAACGTTTTTATACGCGTTATTAGGCATAACTGATATGGGTATCTCACAACCTACTAAATGCCATCCTTTTTTACTAAAATATTTGCTTTTATGTTTTTTAAAATACCTTAATATTTTAACCCCATCATCATAAAATTCCCTGATTTCTTCAGAAGAACTAAAATGTAAATTTTTATTTTTTTTATATTGAGTAAGATATTCTTCTCTTAGTTTATCCTCTAATAATTCTTCTATGTTTTCTCTATCTGCTGCTGCCCCACTTTGTTCATACATTACATCTAAATAATATTGTAAAACTTCATGAAACGCAGTCCCAAATACAGTATGAATGCTAGGAGAATGTCTTTTATGTCCTTCTTTATATTGAAGAGCCCACTTTTGGGGACAACTTCTAAACATTGAAAGTTGAGAATAAGAAATATTTTTCTGATATCCAAAATTAATTGGTTCAGGTTTATAATTTCTTATTATTTTTACAATTGGGGGTATTTTTTTAGCCAAAACATTATTTTTTCCATTTATTACGTCCTACTAACAGACCAATAATACCATAATTAGCTATGTCTAAAAAAGTATCTTCCATTCCTTCACCTTTAACAAATGCTCTACCATTTAATAATAAATTTTTTAATCTACTAATTTTATCAGTTAATCTAATAGCTAAACCAGTTAATGAGAATTTTTTATCATTATCATTATTTAAAATATCTCCTCCTAAAGCTATATTATTTAACCCATAATCCATATGTTTAGCAGCAAACATTTCATACATTTCTATTTGAATATTTTTAAATTCAATAGATAATTCTGGGTATTCTGTTTCAAATAAATTTATTATTTCTTCTTTACTCATTTTCACCATAGTATTTTTCTATTGTTTCCAATCTCTCTTCAGCTGAAGCTAATAATTTTAGACTTTTTGTAGCATCTTTAAGAAAATCATCTGCAGTATGGTCTCCTATTCCTGATGCATTTTCAGTTAATAGTTCTAAAGCCATTAATGCTTTTGATTTATCAGCTTCTGCTTGAGTTTTAAGTGCTGTTATTACTTTATATTGTGCCATTTTATAGTTTTTTAATTAATTTTTTTATTTCTTTATCGTTTATACCTAATCTAATAAGGATTTCTTTAATATCCTCATTATTTAATAAATTTACATATTCATTTGCTTCTACAAAACTACATTCAAAATATTTTACCATAGGTTCTAATATTTCATTTACATTTTGTTTTGTTTTTGATTTAATATATCTCAAAAACATTTTTTTTCTAGGAAGCATTTCACAATAAAAATTGTAAATTCCTTTTTTATCTGTTGGAGAGAATTTTTGTGCTAAATTAGCAATTTCTATATAATCTTGATACATTGATATAAATCTATGTACCATATAAGCATTAAAATTCTCCCAAGACTTTTCATCAAAACTATCTAAACTTGACTTCTTATAAGTTAAATGTTCTAACCATTCAAAGATATTTTTAGGAGTTAATAAGGACATCCTTATATTCTTCTCTTAATTCTTTAGGAAGTGAATCCTCTAAAATTTTACCTGATTCAGGATCATAAAATACTGGGATAGGCATTACAGCATCTGCATCTGTTCCTGTTACAAATTTAGATACTTTACGTAATAAAGCTCCTTGTTGCCAGATTCTACCTCCTCCTTCAGTTTCAATAGCTGTAGTGTTTTTTAAATCAATGTTTGGTTGTTGTGGTTGCATAATTAATAATTTTTAAATAATATTTGGTTTAATTGTTTCTATAATTTTAGACATTAAAGCCATACAATTTACTTCTTTGTCTATTCTAAAATTTGATTGATATGAATATTCATTCACATAAAAGGCAATCATACCTTCTTTTCCAGATGCATATTCAGATGAATTATCATATAAAAATCTATATAATCCTTCAAAATCCTTTACATTAGAATCTGCTACTATTTGTCTAATTGTTCTCCAATTAGGTTTTTTTACTTTTAATTCTTCTAATATTTTATTTTGGTAATTACTTTCTACTAATACATCATTATTAAGTTTTAATGTATTATCTACCGTAGATACTTGTATAGTATTAAGCATTTTACGGACATCAGGGTAGTTGTTGTTAACTATAACTGCTAAATCATTTACGTGTGCTTTAATATTTTCTCTATCAGTAATATCCTTTAAATGTTTAACAATATCTAATTTACTAGGAGGGATTATTTTCAAAGTCTGACACCTAGATTGTAAAGGGTCAATTATACGTTCTACATAATTACAAGTTAATATAAATCTGGTTGAACGTGAAAATGTTTCAATTACATTCCTTAATGATGCTTGGGCCATTATTGTTAGAAAATCTGCTTCATCTAAAATAACTATTTTTAATGATTTAAAAGACATAGTACTAGCAAATCCTGATACTTTATCTCTAATAGTTTCAATACCTCTTTCATCTGATGCATTAATATACAACAAATCACAATCGATATTTTTGGCTATTAATTTAGCTAATGTTGTTTTACCTGTACCTGCAGGACCATAAAATAATAAATTTTGAATATCATTTTTTGATATATAACTTTTAATAGTATCTTTAATACTTTTATTCCCTACATAATTATCTATATTAGTAGGTCTATATTTTTCAACTAATAGGCTATGATTTTTCATATTGTAAATATAATAACTTTTATTGTGGGATCCAAACTATCTACCCTGTCTAAATTCACCATACATGCTAAATTCCTTAGGTTTTTCTTCAGGTACTTCATATTGATGAGTTTCAATAGCATATAATTTACTATCTAAAGGAGATAACCTAAATTCACAGGGTTTACCTGTGGATTTAAAATGGGCTTCTAAAGTATCAGTTAGGGATTCATGTACTACCTTTTTCTTATCATCTACTAAAGTCCACTTGTCTCCAGGTGGTACTCTAGTAGCAATAAGCTTATTATGTTCAGTTTCTTTTATTTCCATGTTACATTCCCATCATCATTGAAGGATCCATTTGTGGTTGTGAAGTATCTTCTTTAGGTTCATCAACAACTATACATTCTGTAAGTAATACAGTCCCAGCAACAGCAGCAGCATTCTCAAGAGCTGTTCTTGTTACTTTAGTAGGATCAATAATACCTGCTTTTTTCATATCTTCAACAGTATCTTTTTTAATATTATACCCAGCCCAAGTATTATTACCTGAATCTATTAGATTATATTTACCTATCATTTGAGCATCAACTGAATCTTTACCAGCATTAATTAATATTTGTTCAAATGGTTTACCACAAGCTTTATAAACAATATTTTTACCTATGCATTTACTACATCCTGTTAAGATAGTTTCTCTAGCATATAACAAAGCTGCTCCTCCTCCTGGTACAATACCTTCTTCAATTGCTGCTTTAGTTGCATGTAATGCATCATCAACTCTATCCTTCTTTTCATTCATTTCAGTTTCAGTATAACCACCTACATGAATAATAGAAACACCACCAGCCATTTTAGCTAATCTTTCTTGTAATTTTTCAGTTTCAAAAGATGATTGTGCTTTATCAATTTGAGTAGTAAGTTCTTCTAATCTTTGTTTAACCTCTACTTCATCTCCTTTACCATCAATAATAGTTGTTTTTTCTTTTGAAATAGTTACAGTACGTGCTTCACCAAACCATTCCCAAGAAAATTTGTCAAGTTTCATTCCTTTATCTTTATCAAATACTTGACCTCCTGTTACTGATGCTATATCTTCTAAAATTAATTTTCTTCTATCACCAAAATCTGGTGCTTTTACAGCTGCTACCTTAATAGTACCTCTAGCTTTATTTACAATAAGTGTTGCTAATGCTTCACTTTCAACATCTTCAGCTATAATAAGTAATGATTTATTAGTATTAGAAACTGCTTCTAACATAGGTAATAAATCTTTAACTTGAGATAATTTTTGATTAAGTACTAAAATATAAGGATCTTCTAAAGTACAAGTCATTGTGCTATTATTAGTAACAAAATAATGTGATAAATACCCTCTGTCAAACTGCATCCCTTCAACAGTTTCTAAATAAGTATCTCCGGTTTTAGATTCTTCAATATGAACTACACCCTCAACACCTACTTTATCCATTGCTGTAGCTATTAATTTACCTACTTCAGGATCATTATTTGCAGAAATAGTTGCAATTTGTTCTAATTGATTTTCATCTGAAATATTTTCTGATATATTTTCTCTTAAATTATCAACAACTTCTTTCACTGCTTTATCAATGCCTCTTTTAATTTCAACAGCATTAGCTCCATTAGCTAAATATTGCAAACCATCTTTAATCATTTCTCTTGCTAAAAGAGTTGATGTAGTTGTACCATCACCAGCTTTATCTGCTGTTTTAATTGACGCTTCCCTAACTAAATTTACACCTAAATTTTCAACAGGATCATTTACAGCTATATGTTTTGCTACTGTAACTCCATCTTTAGTTGATATTGGTGATTGGTTAGGTCTTTCTATTACTACATTTCTTCCGTTAGGACCTAATGTTGATACTACAGCATTAGCTAATGTGTCAATTCCTTTTACTAATTTATCTCTACCCTCAGGGCCAAATTCTATAATTTTACTCATTTTTATTCTTTTAATGGTTCAGTTTCTTCTAATATTTTTTCAAAATCTACTTCTTTTTTTACTCTTGCTAAGATTTGATTTTCAGGACCAACATAATAATCCTCTCCATCATGTTGTAATTTTGTAAATCCTTGGGTTGGTAATATTACTATATCTCCAACTTTACTTATGGTTTCAATAAATGTACCTGAAATTGTATGTTGACCAGGTCCTACTGCTATTATTTCTCCATGTTCATTTACGTCTTTTCCCATATCAGGAACTACAATTGAGCCATACTTAGTTTCTTCTGCCTCAATTGGTTTAACTATAACAGCGTTAAATAATGCTTCTAAATTCATATTGTAATTTTTTCTTTAATTTTATTTATATTTGATTTAATTTTATTCCATTTATTCAAGTATTCTTGAACAGATGAATATTCTTTATTTTTTTCATTTAGCTGGTGTTTCATAATAGCTAATAGGGCGTTTCCAAAATCAGCATAATGACCAATTGGTTTTTCATAATTTTTACCTTCACTACCTTCAGCTAAATATTTTCTTTGTGGTGTGATAACTTCGTATGCTGTGTAGCAATACGCATCTTTGCCTATAAAATAAGGCTCTAGTAACTCATCTCTAATAATAGTCATATAACTTTTTATTTTTTTAATTATGGTATAATATACGAAGAAATTTTGGGTAAACCAACCTAAAGGGCGCGTTTGGTTAGTTAATTTTCAAAACTTTTGGCATAGCTTCTTTAGCAAATGGGATAGTCACAATTAATAAACCATCATGAAAGTTAGCTGTTGCTTTTTTAAGATCGAACTTAGTTCCTACTTTATATCCTAAATTAAAAGAACGTTTTGCTATTCCTCTATGAATATAATTTCGGGAAGGAGATTCTGGTGTTTTCTCCTTATCATAATTGAAACTGATTAGATCTCCTTCTAATTTTACTTCAATAGCATCTTTAGGAATGCCAGTGCAAGCTAACTCAAAAGTTAAACCTATATCATCTTCAAAAATATTAATTGGGTATTGTTGTTTGGCTTGTGCAGCCGGTGTAAATTGTGTTCCTGTTTCAAACAGGTTTCTAAATAATAGATCAAACGGATGGTGTGATCTCTCTAAAAAATGTGTACTCATATCACTTTGTTTTTATGCTGTCATTAAGATCAGCGGTTAATAAATAATTTAAAACTTGCGCCCTTAGGTCAATTTATTATACGTATGTGGCATCTTCTTTTCTTACCATATAGTATAAAGTCTTTATATCTTCTGATTGGAATTCTAGTTTCATAAATCCTTCTTCAGTTAATGAAAGTTTACCACTTTCTAAATCTTTGTTTGCTGCTAGTATATTTTTAAATGAATCTGAATTAAAAGGTAATTTTAATTCTTTATTTATAATTATATTTTCATCTACAATATACTTGATTTTATTAGAGAAATTATTTAAATCCCCAAATGCAAATTGTACTATAGTTCCTCTATCAGGATCTTCTTCAGTACTAATCATTACATCACTTATATCAGTTAATGCACTTTTTGCCTTAATAAAATTACTTACAATTTCAGGTGTTAATTCTATTATAACATCATAATCCGTAGGAAAATTAATTGTTCCTCTTTTTGGAACTAATAATGAGTCTGCTAAAGAATATGCTACATTAAATGAATTATCTTGTATATGTAATTTTGAAAATACTTTATGTTCTTTTTCTAAAGTAAGTAATAATTCTCCATTAGTAACTGATATTAATTTATTTAATTGTGCTGTGTCAAATATTGCTATTTCACTATCTTCTACAGGTGAAGTATCACATACTAAATCCCCAGCTATATCTTTATTTTCAGAAGTAAAACTAATACTTAATTTATTTCCTTCAGTTACCCATCTTACAGATTGTACTAACCCGTTTAAATAGTATTTAGATATTATTGATTGTAATTTTGATTTATTTATCATTTTATTGTTTTTTTATCCATTTATTATCTGAGTCTAAAATTACTTCTCCTACAAATAATTGATTCCAATATTCAGGTTCAATTAAAGATAAAAATAATTTTTCATCTTCTCTTTGGTAGAGATAGTATGTGTGTCCTTTAATAGGAATAAAACTAAATTTAGATTTACTAACTAATTCATTCCATTTATATAAAGTTATAAGTTTAGCATATTCTTCTTTTAATTCTATAAATTTAGCAGATAAATAATTATTTACATCTACTGATTGTTGAACTACCCAGGCATTTGTATTTGGTAAATCAATTTTAGGAGCAGCTACACTATCACCATAAGGCATAATTGCCTTATTTTCTGCAAACATATCAGGTTTATCTTTATCTTTATCTTTATTTTTAGTCATATTAAAAATTAAAAAATTTATTTCTGTGGGGGTTTAAACTTAATGACCAACCTAAATCATTGTAAAATCCTTCTAACTTATTTAATAATATACTTTCAAATACTTTTTGCCTATCAGCATATTGCTCAATAAATGTACGAATTTGTTTTGGTATATCATAATCTAGAAAAGCAATAGCATCAATCCTATAAGGATTATTTTTTAAATAAATCCACTTAATTTTTTCTCCTTGAGTAATATAATTGTACTTTTTATCTAATTTCCAAAATCTTAATAAGTCATTATAAATGATAGAAGCTTTAACAGCAGCAGGTGCTCCTTTACCTATTGAAGAAAACATTTCTCCAGCACGAGCTTTACGTTCTGTAAATTTATTGAGTTTCTTTACTGCTTGTGGGTTGCCAATTTTTTCTAAAGGTATTTCCCCACTTAATATTTGTCTTCTAAATTCTAATAACTGAGAATCAATTTCATGTTTAGGTACTCCTTTAAGTACTTGTTCTAAGCAACTTTTAAAAAACTTACCAAATACAGGAGGAAAATTAGCTTTTTTAAATTCTAATCCTTTTACATCTAATGTTTCATTTTCAATACCTTCTTGCTTAGTAATCCATTGTGCATAACGTCTTGTAGCTCTAAAATAAGCTGATCTGATTACACATTCAGTCTTCATTTCTAATCTATGAGTAGAAACATTAAAACAATCCTTTGCTAATCTATCATAATCATCTGTTATAATATCTTGATATTTAAGTGCTTCCTTTTCTAAAACACTATCTCGCTCTGAATCTGACATTTCATCAAAATTGGGGTATAAATATCTTAATAAAGGTTCTGCATTAAAATAATTAGAATCTGTATCAACATAAGCACAATAATTTACATCACCTGGATCGCAAATCCACCATGGAGTATCTTCTAAATGTTTCATATTTTTCCTTTAATTACTTTATTCATATGTCTATTAGCGCATAAAGCACTTTCTTGGATAATACGCTGACCACTTAAGGTAATAGCTTCAGATAACACTACATTACCATATCTAAACGAACCTAATGCAGTAGCACCATATAAGCTATTTAATAAAATTTTCATAGTATATTGTTTCATATGATAAGCAGCACCTAATTCTTTATTACCAGATTTATAAGCTTTTTTCATTTTATTTTTATACAATACCCTTTCATCAAACCATTTATTTAATATAGTTGATAGTACTGACTCACGATTTGTACTAAACATAACACCATTTGCTGAAATAGCCCACTTATTAGATTCAATAAACCCAATTAAATCTCCTATAGTAACTTTAGTACGTTTACGTTTGATATTTTCAATTAATATTTCTTCTTTAGGATCCTTAGCTTTTAAATCATTTAATCCCAATCTATTATTCCTATCATCAGCATCAATAATTCTAGCTACCATTGTTTCCTTACCAATATTAACAGTCATAATAATTGAAGGATATAGGGATGTTAAATCCTCATCAAACATATAATTATATAAACCAGCTTGAGGGCAAAATAAATAACCACCAGCATATCCTTTTTTATGAATAGGATTACGATCTTTAGCAGGTGGTATTATTTTTTTACTTAATAAATAAGCTGAAATTGCCCCATCTTGTGTTTTAGTATTAGCATATACTTCACTATAATTATGTTTTCCTTTATGAGCTAGATTTTTAGTTAAAGCTAAATAATCTAATTTTTCATCTAATAATTTTAATATTTCAACATCTACAAAATTATACTTAATAAATTTTTGAATGTCGGTGTTAAATAAATCATCTAAATTACCTTCATATTCAATTTTATTCATACCAACATATTTCTCTCCAATTGCATCCAATCTCATTGAAGGTTCATCTGCCCAACTATATTTTTTATGTAAACGCATATAATCTAAAGATTCAACTCCACATATTTGAATATATTGATCTTTATACCAAGGTGTTTCTCTTACATAACCTATTGGAGATAAAAACCTAGCAAAATCTTGACCCAAAACATTACATAATCTGTAATATAAATAAGGAATATCAAAATAATCACTATTCCATCCTACAATAATATCAGGATCAATGTCTCTAAATCGCTCTAAAAATTTACTTAATAATTCAGTTTCATCCCCACAAGGAATAATTTCTTTATTATTTTTAGTTTTGGTATGTTTTAATTGTTTTTTTTCATCTAGAATAACAATACCCCACTGATCCATTTGTTTATCATACCAGGCAATTGAAGTAATTCTCTTAGGGGCACTTTGAATGTATTCAGGAGTTAAAGCATCTCCCATTTCACACTCAATATCAAAAAATAATTCTCTGTGGGTTGTAGATGGAGTATCATCAATACCATATTTTTCAATTAAGAATTTTTGATGAGCAGGCATATCACCAAAATGAATTCTACTATCTTCATTATTCCAGTGTTTAGTTTTCTTTAAAGACTCACCATTTAATCCAGAAAAAGTTGCTTCATGATCAGGACATTCAATGTAAGCTTGATTATCCCATTCTACCTTCTCATAACCTTCATCAGTCCATAAATGTATTAAATGTTTATTTCCTTTAATACGTCTTGCAAATGCTTTTTTGTACATTGATAACCTATTTTGACGTAAATATAATAAAGGCTTAGCATGTTTCCAAGCTAAGCCTCAATTATTTTAAAGTAAGTTTTTAATTCTTACGAATTAGATACTGTTAAGAATTCTGCTACTACCTTTACTTGACAAAGGGCTGATAAATCAGCACCTCCTACTATAGTTTGAAAGAATAATGACGATTCATTTACAAAATATAATCCTGAAGCTGCTGCAAATGCAATAGCAGTTCCACCACTAGTTAATGCATGTTTACTTGAAGTTGAAGTAAATGAATTTATTACTATATCAGTACTTGTAGCATTTAATTGTGTTGATGCTACAATTGACACATCTGCTGATGCATTACCAAATCCAACTGCTAATGTTCCACTACTTTGAATATTTGCATTTTCAGTAAAGAAAACACCTAAAGATGTTACTAAAGAATTTGCTGGGATGAATTTTGCTAATTCATTATTTGTTGTTGCTTGTCCTGCTGGAATAGTAATTAAAGCTGACGCTTTTGTTGTTTGAACCTGATCTCTTAAATAAATACCAGTAGTATTTAATCTATTTGAGATGGATCTTTCTGGGTTGTTGCCTCCAGTGAAGGCAAATGGTGATTTTGCTGCGCTCATAAATTTATGTTTTTTAATAGTTATTAATTAATATTGATATTATATCAATTATACGTATTAAAAATAAATTAAACGTTAATCTTCTTTAATGAAAAATTGATTTAAATCTGGTCGGAAATAATTGATAGATTTCATTACTTTTCTATCGCGAGTTCTATAAACAACATAACGATTTCTAATTTTTTCCCAATGACAATCTTCACCTTGTTCTTTAGCTCGTTGAGTTACAGTTAATTCAGCTTCTGCTTCATCAACACAAGATTTTGACATATTTGATGCTTGAACTTCTTGATATGCTTTCCAAATATGACCTTTTAAACCATGTAACATAGTTCCATTACCTAATGAAACATAAGCAATATCACACAATGCATCCAAAACTTCTACAATATCACCTTTCTCACAAGCTTCTTTATATTCAGCTAGTTCTTCTTGAATAAAATCATAGACAAACATCCATTCTTTTTTTTCAGGAATTGTTGGTTCGTAATTATTTGGTTTACCAAATGTTTCATTGAATTCTTCTACCTCATTTACAAAGGGTACATTCCAATACTTATTACCTAATTTTTCTTTTTTTTCACTCATAACTTTTTTTTTAA